GTAATGCTCCTGATGGCTCTCGCCGTCTTGTTATTGCTATTGGGATGACTGCTATTCAGGCTGGCCCAACGGCAACGCAGACTGGCGCAATCGGCGTAACCCCTGCTTAATGATTGGGGGGAGCAATCCCCCCTTCTTCCCATAGGAGGGTATTATGGTCGATACAGTAGCAACACAGACGCTCCTTGATGGTGATCGTCTTGTTATCCAAAAATTTACCAACATCTCTGATGGCACGGGTGAAACTGCTGTCAACAAGGTGATTGTAGCCAACCTTGCAGCCAATCAGTTTGGCAAACCTTGCACTGGTGTGAAAATCAATCGCATCTGGGCCAATACGCATGGCATGGAAGTCCGTATCCTTTGGGATGCAACCACTGATCTCTTTGCATGGGTAATTCCACAAAACGCTGTTTACGATATGAGCTTTGATTCGTTTGGCGGTTTGCAGAACAATGCTGGGGCTGGTGTTACTGGGAACGTAGCATTTACGACAAATGACGCTTCTGCTGGCGATATGTATACTATCGTCCTTGAGTGCATCAAAACATACGGATAATTGACATGGCAAAGACCCCTGCATGGCAACGTAAAGAAGGCAAAAATCCTTCCGGCGGTCTCAATGCAAAGGGTCGAGCCTCTGCTAAGGCCCAAGGTATGAACCTGAAAGCCCCGAGCAAGGACTCTGATAATCCACGCCACAAGTCTTTTTGCGCTAGAATGTCTGGCATGAAAAGCAAATTGACATCATCTAAAACGGCCAACGATCCCAATAGCCGTATCAACAAATCGTTGAAAGCATGGGGTTGCTGATATGGAAAAGAAGTTTTGGGAAACAAAGAACCCGAAGAAGAAAAGCAAGACGCTAACTCCTTCTCAGGTTGCATCTGCCAAAGCCTCGGCCAAGAAAGCTGGTCGCCCATACCCCAACCTCGTTGACAACGCAGCTGCCGCTAGGAGAGCAAAATGAAGGGCTTCAAGACAAAACAGCAAATGATGGAAGGCCACTATTGCTGGGGTGGTAAAGCCATGAAGAAAGCCAAGGGTGGCTATGCTGAAGGTGGTATGCGTTCTGAAAGCACTGAAGATGAGCGCGAATCAAGGCTGTCTATGTCTAGAGACAACCCTATGCGCTCTGAAAGCACCCAAGCAGCTTTGGCCCGTAGAAAAACCAGAGATGCCGCTGTTGACGCAATATCTGCTGAGGCGGATGACATTACGGCTCATGCCACAGGTCGCCCAAAAAGTGAAAAAATTGCAGCGCAGCAAGCTATGAAAGACGCTAGCACAAAAAAACAAGAAGCAATAGCTGCGGATAAACTTACGCAAAAGCAGACAGGATACTCATCTAAAGGGGACCAATATAGTCGCTATCTTGGTTACAAAACAGGCGGCAAAGTCATGAAGAAGGCTGAAGGCGGGTCTATCCGCGCTCAGTTCAATGATGCCTTTGGTGAAGCCCGTAAGCGTGGCGATAAGACATTTGAGTTCCGTGGCAAAATGTATGGAACAGAATTGGCCAAACCAGCTCCAAAAGTTGCGGTTGGCCCACATGGCCCCGGCGATGAGAGCTTTACGCCAGATCAGCCTAAAGCTGGATCTCGCATGAAAAATGTTGCTGAAGAGGTAAATGACTACAAATCTGGATCTGCAAATCCAAGCATGGAAGAAAATTCTTCCAATCGCGGTATGCGGGTAAAGACATCTGGCGAAGATATTGCAGATTTGCGCCGTCTTATGCCAGCCCCATCAGCTAATCCACCTGAGTTTACGCGCAAGGAATATGGGATGCCCGGCGTTCGTATGGGCAAAAAGGGTGAACCAGCGATTGTTATTGGAAGCGGCGAAGATGAATCGCCAAAACCCGTGAAAAGTAACTACAATTACGGCGTGTCTCGGACAAAGGATGATCAGGATCTTGCTGACATTGTTCAGAAGAAGCGCGGTGGTTGGATTGCAGAAGCAACTAAGAACAAAGGTGCATTGCATCGCGCTCTCGGTGTCCCGCAGGGTGAAAAGATCCCAGCTGCAAAATTGAACAAAGCTGCCAACAGCAGCAACACAAAGATGGCTAAACGCGCTCAGTTGGCAAAAACCCTGAAGTCTTTTAACAAAGGATAAAGCCATGACCATCAAGTATGGAGAGTTCTCGTTTGACCCTTGTCATGGGTTCACTGGGTCTACTGGCAAGAAGAACGTGAAAGGCTATATGCGCGGAGGCTTTGCTATGGGCGGGATGCGCAAAATGCGTTCCGACAAGGGCTTCACCAAGAAGGTAGATCCACCAAAGCAGTATCCTTCCGCTGGCCCAAATATTCCCGGTATGCTTGGACAGAACAGCGATGCTGGCCCTGATCTTAACAATCCTACGCCGCCAGCCCCGCTTGCCTTGCAGGGCATTGCGCGTAAAAAAGGCGGTAAGTGCTAATGGCTACGTCAGGGACGGTCAGCGCAACACTGTTCAATACGAACAGTATTTTGGATCAGGCTTTTAGACGGATTAAGATCCCGCCTGAAACTGTCTCGTCTGAAATGCAGGACACCGCCCTGAAAAGCCTTTATTTGCTGATCTCTTCCCTGTGCAACAAAGGCATACAGCTCTGGACCATTGAGAAGCTGATCCTCCCATTTTACCTTGGCAATGGCGACGTAACCATGCCAACGGGAACTGTCGATCTTCTCAACTCGAACTATCGCTGGTTATCTCGGTATAGCGGAACCACGACATCCAGCTCTGGCACTGCTGACTATGCAGAGGATGAGGATCTTACGACGGCTTGCACTCAATCTTCCCCGAACGGAAACATCGTCTTAAATCTGTCTCAAGCGCAAATCGTAACTACGCTTGGTGTAAACATGAAAACTGGCGCCAGCTATACGCTGGTTTTCTCATATTCTTTGGACGGCACAACATGGGTTGATGTCTTGTCCCCCGGTGCAACAACATACACGGATGGTAGCTGGAACTGGTATGATCTCAATCCAAGCATCCAAGCTCAGTTCTGGAGAGTCCGTGAAACAGGTGGAGCAACTCTCAATGTCGCAGAATTTGTCGTGGCAGGAAATCCGACAGAAATTCCTTTCGCTCGTCTCAATCAAGATGACTATACCAACCTACCTAACAAAACTTTCCAAGGTCGCCCTTTGCAGTTTTGGTTGGATCGTCAGCTCGGTGCGCCGATTGCGCGACTCTGGCCTGTCCCTAATGAAACGGCTCAGTTCGCGCAATTCGTGACATGGCGTCAGCGTCACATCATGGATGTCGGCACATTGCAGCAAACAATCGAACTACCGCAGCGTTGGGTCGATGCAATCACATGGGAACTGGCGTTTCGGTTATGCTATGAAGTTCCACAGGTTGATATTGCAATGGCAGACAGGCTCCAGCCGATTGCTGCCCGTGAAATGACCGCCGCCTTCAACGAAGAGCGTGATAACTCTCCGTTCATGGTTGCCCCGAATATCTCGATGTATACGACATAACATGCCAATTTATCTGGACACACGAGGTAGATCGACACTGGGTATCGGCGTTTGCGACCGATGCAATAGGAAGATGTCTCTGGACGAACTGTTTCCAGACATGAACTCGCCGGGGTTGCGCGTGTGCTTGGCCGACCGTGACGAGCTAGATCCATATCGTTTGCCAGCACGACAGCCTGAAAAGATTACCTTACCTTTTGTGCGGCCTGATGTTAATATAGCGACAGACCCTGCTGGCATCGTGACTGAGAGCGACAACTACTTCATCATCAACGAGAATCAGAACGGATATTTCATCCCATGAGCGTCCCCTCAAATCTTGTCCCGATTCCGATTTCGCAGCTTCCGCTGGCTTCAACGGTATCGGCAAGCTCGTCTTTGATGATCGTTCAGAACGGTGCAACATACCGGACAACTCTTGCCAATATCCCGCTTGCCTTCTCTGTTCGTATTGTCCTTGTTGCTGATGCACGGACAATCACGCCAAACATTGATACGACAGACATTGCAGAGCAGTTTAACACACAGACCATTGGGGCTTTGACAATGGCAAACCCAACGGGAACCCCCACTGATTGTCAGCGTCTGATGATCCGGCTCAAGTCCAATGCCGTCCAGACGTTCTCTTGGGGGACAACATATCAAGGTTCGACAGATATTGCTTTGCCGTCAACGACAAGCGGTGCTGGAAAATATGATTATCTGACCTTCATGTATAACAGCACATCTGGTAAGTGGCAGCTTATCCAGAAGGTATTTGGGTTCTAAGGAGACCATAGATGGCAAACACATTTACGTCTTATACAGCAAAGAATGTCACCACATCGGCCTCGACCCTTGTCACGGTAGCAGCTGGCACACAGACAACCATCATCGGAGCAACGATCTGTAATACATCCGGCGCGGCCATCACGGTCAGCTTGTATTTCACACGGTCAGCGGTTGACAACTATATCGTGTATAATGCCAGCGTTCCCGTCGGGCGCACGTTTGTAGCCATTGGTGGTGATCAAAAGGTTGTGCTGATTGCAGGGGATGCGTTGAAGGTCATTTCCTCTGCGGTGACATCTGCTGATGCCGTTGTGTCCGTTCTGAACATTACCTAATAGGGGGAGCATATGTCTGGAACAGGTTATCTTGATACGATTCCAAACCCGACGCAGCCGACAGGCAGCTCCGGCAATCAGGTATTTTATCAGAACGATCAGACTGTATCGGCTAGCTATACGATTTCAACAAACCAGAACGCTTCGTCCACTGGGCCTGTGACAATCAACACTGGTATCACAGTGACAATACCGACTGGCAGCTCTTGGGCCATTATTTAAGGAGAGAGTCATGCCTTTACGAATTTCGGGATCTTCTGGGTATACAGAACTTCAGGCATCATCTACCGCCGTTTCCAACGTGCTTCAGTTGCCAACGTCAGGAACTAAGCTGCTAAGTGACACTCCTACTAGTGGAACAAATACCCTTGCCGCTACATTCCAAAATATCGGTGAGACGGTCACAGTTTCCGCATCAGCAGCAACAGGTGCTTTGAACTATGATGTTTTGACCCAATCAGTCCTGTATTACACATCAAATGCTACAGCGACTTTTACCCTTAATTTTCGTGGGAATGGTTCAACAAGCCTAAATACAGTTTTGGCAACAGGACAATCCGTGACTGTTGTATTTATGGTTACGCAGGGCGCATCAGGTGTATCATACTATCAAACGGCTATGACAGTTGATGGGACATCAGTTACCCCAAAGTGGCAAGGTAGCATAGCACCGACAGCTGGATACGCATCTGGGATTGATGTTTACACATACACAATCATCAAAACCGGATCTGCTGCATTTACTGTTCTCGCAACGCTGTCTCCGTTCAAGTAGGATTAAGATGCCGTTAATTAACACATTTGGGGCAACTACAGCACGATCATATGGGTTCGGGAGACCAAACCCATATTATATTTTGCAAGAAACCAACCTAAATTATTATATTCAAAATGTTTATACCCTTTCTGATGGAACATTTTTGGCTTTTTACCCATATTCATTTTCAAACTTTGTAAGGTTTGATAGTGGCGGGACGTTTATTTCAAATTATGCCTTTTATGCAGAACAAATGAAGGTTAGGGGATCATTGGCTACAGCCACTTGGTTCAATCAATTATTTACGTTTGATCCGATAAGCCCAGCTGCAACGATTAACACTAAGGCAAACGATGGATCAATAAGCTACGCATCAAGCGCGTTGGATGCTTCTGGAAATATATATGCTGTTGGATATATCAGCGGAGCTACCACTGCATTTTATATCGTTAAGTATAATTCATCGCTTGTCATTCAATGGCAACGTCGCATTGCGCCAACTTCAACATGGTTTTTTGGGGTAACAGTCGATATAAACAGCGCGGGTGATCCAATAGTTTCTGGATATAACGCTGTTGCAGGTGCAAACAGAACTGTTCTTATGAAATTTAACCAAACTACAGCTGCTATAACTTGGCAAAAAGAATTTTATGTTTCTACATCAAATGACCATTATCCTCAAACAACATACCTTGATGCGTCAGATAACATATATGTTTTTTGCTCATCAGCAAATGCAGCAACTGGATACCAAACAGGCATTTCAAAGTTTGATACATCTGGAACGCATTTAGGAACGGTTCTTATGATACCGCCTACATCACAACAAGGTTTTCAACTTGGAGGAACACAACAAAAAGTTCTTTTCGATGGGACTAACTTTTATTTTGGACTTTTGTATAATGACAGCACTGTTACTTATTATCAAAAATCAGCTATTGTTAAAATGTCTACAGGCTTGTCTATACTAGGTGGAAAAATAACTTCGTTAAACAATGCTTATAGCGCAGGATATTCAACATATCTTAATCAATCAGATCAGTCTGTAAATTTAATTAACTTGCAGACCGTAGGAAGTAATTCTGCTTCAATACTAAAAATAGTAAAAGGTGGAGCTTTTGTCACAAATCAATCTGTTGCAAACTATATAATTCCAAATACCCCATCACCAATTTCCAATACATTAACAATATCAGATTTAACTTTTACTACATCAACTACAATAACTGTTAATACTCCAACATATGCAACAACAACTCCTGTTTTTACAGATACTTCACAGGTAGCTTCACAATTTGCTGGGTTCAATCCAACATTTACTAAATACAACTTGCTCGGAGCATAGGCCATGACAATCCTTCTCAATGCAACAAGCGGCATAAGCGGGTTAGATGGGACAGTTTCATCTCCGACTTATCAAGGAACAGATCCAGATACAGGGATCTTCTTCCCTGCTGCTGGTGCTGTAGCCATAGCAACCAATGGTGTTGAGCGTTCACGCACAGAAGCCAATGGTAACACGGGCTTTGGCGTGACATCGCCACAGGCAGCGGTGTCCATCAAAGCTGGAACGGCATCGACAGCCCCTATCAACATTGCTGCTGGAACGGTCCTAACCACAGCTGCAACAGGAACGATTGAGTTTGGAAGCCCATCTGCAAACCCGATCTTTATGGGAACGCCACTGAGCCAACAGCGCGGTGTGATCCTGACACCCCAGTATTATTTGCTGAACGCTGTAAGGACCGGGCCAACGGCGGCAACCACATTTTCCATTTTTGGCGTTGGGTGCAACTTAACGGCTGGCGTCCGGTATGCGTATGAAATTTACTTTTCGACGGCAAAGACCTCGGCCAACGCTGCCGCTATTCAATATGCACTTGCTGTAACAAGCGGGACGCTGACATCCCATACTTATACGGTCGTATC